TCCTGTTTTTGCCATATTTTTTATGTTTTACTACTTAATGCATGTGGACGTTTATATTTTTTCCATCTGCATCTAATAGTCTTAAGTCCTGTTTCTGACAGGATTTTAATTTCCCATCCATCAGGTTTAGCTTCTTCCCAATGTTTAATATAGGTTGGGATATCTTCATAGCTATCCCCTTTATTATCCATGTGAGGTTTTAATTGTTTTTTTGTCGCCATGCAATAAATTGATCCTTTATATATTTTAAACACTTCTCAAATTTAAACTCAGCATCGTTGGGAACTTTAATATGATTTCGCTCTACTCCATTAACGAATAAAGTTAAAGTTTTAAGAATCCCATTATAACGAACTGTAAATTCTTCAATGCCTGCAGAATGACTGTCTCTGATTCGTCTTAAATCAGCTGGATGTAATCCATCGCCTCCATTTTGATTCTGCATTTTATCTGCCGTTTAATTTTTTTTTATAGGCTTCGACACTAATGCCATCTTTCTTGGCACGGAATTTAATGTAGTCATCGACTAGCTTAGAGATCATTCCTGCAGGCGCTCTAAACTTTTCTTTGCACATTCCTTTAAGCAATTTGTAGTCTTCCATTTTGACTGCAACGCTTTTCCATTTAGTTATATCCATGTTTCCTCCTTATGGGTTAAAATGGTCGTGATTTTTTAACAGTGGCTTCGAGTATTTTTACTTGTAATTTATCTCGCAAACTATCATTGTCATCTATTAGTTTTTTGTTGGCTCTTTGGTATTCATCATTAGTTTCTATAGAAATAGATAATGACTTTTCTAACTCTTGAACTCTAGCTTTAGCAGCTTTCATCTCAGGGGAATTCATACCAATTCCTTTAACAATAGTAGTTTCCCCTTCAGCTTCTAGCCTTAGCTTATGTTCTTTCTCATACATATCTTTCCAGTATCTATGATAATCAATTTCCTTTCCTTGGTTGATATCTTTTTTTAAAGCTCCAGTTATACAAACACCTGGTGATGTTTTAAAACCTGCTGCTTCATCTTCTAACGCTACTCTCATATCCTTTTGAATTTTAACTGCTTCATTGTAAGTTAAATTAGGATTAGCTTTCATTATTTCATTTAAAGTTTTAATCATGGAAGCTTTTTTAGTAAGATATCTATTGTCCCTTTAATATCTTCGAGTTTATATTTAATTAATTTTAATTTTTTATTAATTCTATTAGTTTGTAACTCTTTTAAATAATAGGGAGATTTTTCATATTTACCTTTTCCAAACCCAGCTTTGCCAAAAGGTTTCTCAATAGTCATGCTAGGATTATCTTCTTTTTGGGCTATCATAGCTGCAAATGCCTCCTCTTCAGTAACTTCATCTTCAGTAAATAAGACCATATGTTATTCCTGCAATTAAAACTAGAGTAATTTTAGGAAACATTAACATTAACAATAATATAAAGAATAAAATTGTCCAATTACTCATGTGGTTTCTCTTGGAGTTGTATTTTTGTACCATCTTCATTTTTAACCCACTCAAAATCATGTGAAGACCATGTTGGATCCTCGTAGTTTAAAAAGAATTTGTCGGTATCATAATCTTTTTCCTCAGTGGGTAGACACTCTCCAATTTTTTCCCATTCTACAGGTTCATCCCCTGAAAAATCACTCATGCTTTGACCTTTAATACTTGAATTAATTGTGTCGCCACACTCATCAATTTTTTCAACATTAATGCACTCGTTTTTTTCAAGAAGCTCATCAGCTTCTTGTTTTGTTTTAGCGACTATCTCATATTCCATAATAACTTCATGGGTTTTTCTTACACGCCATTTTTGATAACCAATTTCTTTATGAGGGTCATCTTCTTTATATGTTCCGTTAGTAATTTTAATTTTCTCGGCCATTATTGTTCCTTCCATCCATTTTTGTCGTCCCTTCTTGCTGCTAATTCATCATAAACTAATCGAGTTGAAACATACGTACTAAAAGGATGAAGGTTGGTTCCTGTTTCATCTTTCAGCTGTAAGTTTTTAATGCTATCTACGTATTGATCAAAATCTAGAGAATCTTCTAAAGCTCCTCCTGACTGATCTAGAGTAGGTATTTTGCTTAGTAGATCGTCTACTGTGCTTATGATAGTATTCAACAAAGGACTTTTGCTTTTCAGTTTCATTTTCTTATATATATGGGAGTGGATAAAAAATGTCAACATAATTATGAAGTTTTTATTGGTACTATGGGTGTGCTCTTTTGCAGCAAAAGGAGGGACTTGTCTTCCTCCTGTGCAGTATAAAGACCTCTTTAATTCATGGTCTGAATGCTCCATAGAGGCCCATGAGCGCTCAATTGAGATACTTCAGGAGCTAGATGTCCTATATGTTAATCGTTATCAAATAGCTACTAAATACTCTTGTATTCGCCAGCTGCCTCCTATATGAGTATGAAGTGACTTTTACTGCCTTTATTATTTTTGGACATTTTTGTATAGCTGATCCAACTGATAGCAGAGAGTCATCAGAAAATTGCTTTAACTACTACGAAGGTCCAGGTGTATACTACGCCACATTAGAGCAATGTGGTGACAAAATAGACAAGATTATGGCTAAAGTTCGTGCAAATAATGACAGCCTGGAAGAGCCCCATTGTGGTAATTACTACACGGAAGGGACACTTGATTGTATAACTGTAAGCTCTCCAAGAGAGCCTTGACTTTATATCCCAATATGTCGTATTATCACTTATGAAGACCTATCGCATCCAAGCTAGGTCTGGTGGTTCGTATTATGATGTAAAATTAGAAGCGAACACCGACCAAGATGCTTTGTTAGGCTTCAAGAAAATGATCGATGAGGGTACGGTAAAACCGGACTTGAACGAAGGGTTTTATAGCGATACACGTACCTTTATTACTTTTGAGGAGGTAGAGGATGGCACTGCAACAACTAGTTCAGGACAAACTAGATCTGGACCACAAGTGGGCCAAGAAAGCTTTAACATCGCAACGTGAAGAAATGAAATGGATTGAAATTAAAACTAAAGATGTTAAAAAACTAATTGAGAATGAACTTGAACAAGAAGAAAAATTTTCGATAGCAACATGAGCAAAGCTTTAAAAAGAATAAAAAAAATAAAAACTGCTCTTGATAAACTCGAAGCTAAAGAGGAAACTCTTTTCGAAGAGTTAGATGAAGCTATTGAAGAATTAGAAGAAGAAAATATGGAGAATAATTAAATGCCAGTAGTGGGTGGAAAAAAATTTGCGTACACAAAAGAAGGCAAAGAAGAAGCCAAGAAGTATGCAAAAAAGAAAAATAAAAAAGTAAAGCTTAAAGCTAAAACTAAATACGCTTAGTTAGCGTAGTGATCTACGATTCGTTGTAAGGTTTCTTTTTTTACAATACTGTAAGGAACAACATCTTTAGCTAATTTATAAGCATCTCTATAGCAACATCGCCAACGCCAAGTATCTAGATTTTGGTGAGAGGCAGCTTTGCGCATACGTAAAGTTCCAACTTCAGCTTTTTCCCTAAGCCATTCCATGACTCCTTTATGAGTCATTTGAACTTCAATATGAATACTAGAACATTTATAAATTTTATTATTGGAACATTTCTTTAGTCTTTTGGTACATTCAACCCATCCTTCACCATCTAAAATTCCAGCAAAATATCGAGCATCATTTGGGTGCATGAGGCGTGTTCCGTTTTTTGTTGGCTACTTGCACAGCCTTACCTAATTTTTTACCCATACTTTTATGCTCAGGTTCCATGCAACCACTTAAGCTCCTAACAGTAATGAGATTAATAATTTCCATAACCTCATCGTGAGTTAATTTAACAGTAATTAACTTTCTCATTTAGTCTCCCCCCAGGATTTTCCTGTTTTTACATCTACAACAAAAGGTAATTTAAATTCAATACATTCTTCCATTATTTTTTTAATGTTTGGAATATCTGAGGTATTGAACTTATTAATATTAAAGCATAACTCGTCATGGATTTGAAGAATAGGAAGATACCCTGCTTCAGCACAAGATAACATAGCTTGTTTAGTTTGATCAGCTGAGGATCCTTGAATTAAACGATTAAGAGCTTTGTAAGTATAAGCCCGTTTAATGTTGTCTCGCCCATATTTAGCTACTGCATTATCAAAAGTTTCGGCAGTAAATAGACCGAAGTCTCTAGGCTCCCACATATCGAATCTACATTTTCTACCTTTTTTAGTTCGAATCACTCCTTTATCATTTGCAGTTTGCATACAACGATCAGATAACAATTTAACAAAAGGCACCTTTCGATTGTATTTAGAAATAAGGACATTGGCTTCTTCCTTAGATACTCCTAAAGATGTAGCTAATCTATTTTTACCCATTCCATACATTAAACCTAAGCCTATTGTTTTAGCTTGAGTTCTATCAATTCCTACTAGATCGGCTACAGTTTGATGAAAGTCTGTGCTGGCTGAATGATAAGCTTCCACTAATTCATTACTACCTGCATACCCATTACCAATAGAAGCTGCATAGTGAACCGTCATGCGTGGTTCTTGTTGCGAGTAATCAAAGGAGCCCCACAGTTGTCCATCTTCAGGAATGAATAAGGATCGGATCAAAGGACCAAACTCTTTGTTTCGAGCTGGTACCTGTTGAAGGTTTGGGTTGGACATACTTAAACGTCCAGAGACCGTCCCACCATTATCGGATCTTAATTGATTTATTTCACCATGTATTCTTCCCTTCACATGGTATTTCATGATAGAAGATAAGAAGGTATTGTGGAATTTATTTATTTCTCGTGCTTTTACGATCAATTTAGCAATTTTATGTTTACAGTTAATCAGCCAGTTTTGAGTGAATGATGGCTCATTTGTTTTGGCAGTCCGTGGATAGTCTATCTTCAGTTTATCAAAAGCTTTTGCGATTTGGCGTGCTGCCCAGATATCTGTGTCTAGTCCTGTTTCTTTGTTTATGGCCAATAGTATTTCTTTTTCTTGGAGCTGCATTTTTGTACGCAATTGTTCAGCTAATTCCACTTGTACTCTTACCCCTCGTTGACGCATTGAAATTAATACTGGGAGCAGGTTAGATTCTAATTCCCACACCGTTCCTAAACTTTGTAGTATAATTTCTTTTTTAAGTTGTTGCCATAATAGGTACGTGAGTCGTGCATCTTGTTCGGCATAAAAGCCGACATATTCAGCAGGGAGCTTCCACATTTCTCCTTTAGGATCGACTCCATGTTCTTTAGCTGCATTAATCAAATCTGTTTCAGCTTTAATCTCTCCTAAATAATCTTTAGATAATGCATTCAAAGAATAAGACCATCGATTCTCATTTACAATAGCGGCCGCTACCATTGTATCTACAATTTGGCCTTTAACTTTAATTCCTTCTTGCTCAAGCCAGCCAACATCGTATTGAGCATTATGAAATATTTTTGTGCAAGGTAGAGAACATATATCTTTCATATATTTTTTTACCTGCTGAGGAATCATATTTCCTCCTCCGTAATGAGCAAAAGGATAATAACCTTGCCATCCTTCTATAGCGACAGCAAAACCAATAATATTTCCATTGCCGGTAGCCCATCCAGCCCCCTGGCCAGAATTAATTCCTTCATCTCTTGTTTCTAGATCAATTGCGATTTCTTTGGCATGAGATAGATCTTTATATTCGGCAGGACAGGACCAAATATGTTTTTTAAAATTCATTGAGAGTTGTAAGCTCACGAATAATCTCTTTCTTTAATTATTTCTAGGCAATGAATTGCTTTATCAATACTTTTTGCTTTTCCTTTAAGCTTATGTCTACAAATGTATTTAATAGCTTCTCCTTCTGCCCATTCCAAATGGTTTTCTGAAATGAATTGTGCTGGTTCAATTTTAAATCCTTTATAATGAGTTCCGTCTACTTGCTTATGTAGGCTTTCATAAGTAGTGCTTTTAAACATATCTTTATCAGTCATCTTTATTTTCTTTATTTGCCGATTTAATTATTTCTTGAACAAGAGTACTCACAGGATTGAAATCTATTCCTCCTGAATCTTTACTGCATCCATACATTAGGATAAGTGAAAGAAATATAATTCTCATTTGATCCTTTTCTGTGCTTCTTTAACTATTTTAAAAATGTCCCGCCACTTGGTTTGTTTTTTTACTTTTTTAATCATGCGTGAGAATTTTTGTTGGTAACTCATTTTATTTTTCTTGAACATATGTTAAATAATCCCCTCCGATTGGGTAGTTATATTTATAATCTGTATTCAATAAATGAATGGTCTTTCTAGCACGAGTTGCACCTGTATACCATACTTTTTTTTCGTTGGTCTTTTCTTCTCGTGATTTACTTTTAAAGTGAGAAGGATAATTAGCCTTAGAGTATAACACAACGTGTTCGGCTTCGCCTCCTTTAACTGAATGAATAGTGTCTATAATAATTTTAGGTTTTTCATCTAATTCCTTTTGTCCATATCGTTTCAATAATCTTATAAAATAAAAAATTTGTTGAGAAGTAAAATTTCTTTTTAAGATATGCCACCATGATTTTTTTTGTGCTGCTTTAGGAAGATCTAACCCACAGGATTGAGTAAGTTTTTTAAAATCATAAGTATCAAGATCCGATTCGGCACGCCAAAATTTAGAAGTTCTGAATTTGGAATCTTTTAGTTCTCGAATGTATTTATACATTTTTTCTACTTGTTTTTTATTTATATGTTTTCCATTTGAAATACGTGTCCACGATTTAATTGCTTCCCATTGATTTTGATCAAAGCATTTTATATCTTTATTATCTGAAAAATACAACCCTGAGTCTTTGGCCAGCATTCGGAGTTCATTAACGGTTCTATTGATCCGTCCTAGAATGTACCAAGTCTCATCCAAGTTATTAAAAGGGATTTCCTTGAAGTTTAAATAATGTTTAACATAGCCGTCTTTTTTAAAATAAGTGTAGTCCTTTTCTTCGCTATTCAAAATGCCTCGTCGAATAATTTGAGAAAAATGATGGATCGCATGTCCAAATCTTCTAGTTGTTCTTAATCTTACTTTACGACCTGGAAAATAGTGGGTAAAATATTTGGGATTAGCTCCATTCCATTCATAAATAGCCTGGTCGTCATCTCCAGCTAGATAAATTCTTTCAGCATTATTAGCTATTTTATAAATAACCGACCATTGAAGAGGGGTACAATCTTGTGCTTCATCAATAATTAAAATCTTAAGGGGAGGGAAGTTAACTTCTTCTATTGTTCTTTCAACCATATCATCAAAGTCTATTAAAGGTTTTTCTCTTCCTGATTTTTTATACTCTTCATATACTTTAATTTTTTTTAATGAAACATCTAACGAATCTTTTTGATAAGATTCTTTTTTATAAATTGCTTCAGGGGTGCTTAACATATTTCTTGATTTGCTATAAATCCCTAAAGACCAATCTAGATAAGTAAAATTATCATCAGCTAATCGTTTATCACTTTGTTTAATAATTTTTGTCTGTAAAGCAAAATCCACCATACAGTCTTTAGGATCAAAAATATCTTCATCAAAATATCTTCTACAATATTTATGCAAAGTTTTAAATCGGTAAAAATCTTCTGAGGTATATTGAGGAAAAGCTTTTAAAGCACGCATGGCTGCAGTATCCACAGCTTTATTGGTAAAAGAAATAAATGCAATATCTTTTGGAGAAATATCATTTTGCAAAGCTCTGGTTAGCACTCGCCCAATTAAAGTTTCAGTTTTTCCTGTTCCAGGAGGACCAAAGATTTTAATTGTCTTGTGGTAAAGGCTTTTTAGATTTTTTTGTTCTAAATTTTCCTGTTCCTGTGTGGTATTCATCATCTAGCTCAGTTGGTTCCTTTTTAGTATTGTTAGTACTTTTAATTTCTACGTGATTAATAAATTCTGGCATTTGAACATACCAAATATTTTTTTCTCCTTGGTAATATTCATGTCGTTCACAACCTAAATAATGTAGAGCATCCATCGTACTACTAAAGATTTTAGTAGCATGAGCTTTGATATAATATTCTAAAGTAGAACGTTTGAAATAACATATTCTAGTTTTAGAATCTAACACCACATAACCATCTTTTAACTTCGAAAAATCATCTTCTTCAATTGTTTTTTCGAAAAAGGATTTAAGAGTATTATATTTTTCTTCATCAATGGTATCAGTAAATTTCATTTTTTCATTTTCAATGGCTCGTGCTGTAAGTTCTTTAAGTAGTAATTCAAAAGGGGCTGGTCCTGCTCTGGTTTTAGGTAAGGATAACCAAAAAATTCCATATTTTAATAATTTAGTACGCCAAGATTTTTCATCTTTCATATCTTCGGGCTGAACCGTGATTCGTTGGTCACGATAAGTGAAGCTAAAATAAATAGTTTTAGTATCTCTAGTATAAGAAATTTCTTTAAATTGATCTATCATTTCTGGTACTTGTGGACCAATACCTAGTTTACGTGTTTTACATAATTCTTTATTACAAATAGGAACTAATTCATTGTGCTTGGGTGGACATTTAAAATGATAGCCATGCATTTTAACTGATTTAGCAATAGCTTTAGCTTCACTACTTTTCATAGGCTTACTGAAGCATTGCTTGTTACGGTCAAGAGCAATTTCTTGAAGTGCCTTGATGTCTAAATTACCATCAGTTTTTTTATTTTCTAAAACTAAAATATTGAATAAAAAGTTATTTCGATTGTTTCCAGGCCAGGGGTCTGTTATAAGTTTTTGCACACATGGAGGATAATGTTGCCAGTCGGCTTCAGGTTCATATGCATTCGTTTTCAGGTTATATAATTCTTTTACTGATAATCGTTTCGATTCAGCTAACGTTAGAAATGATCCTATCATCAATGGATTTGAGTTATCGTCAAAGGCAAATTCTGTTGTTGCATTCATGTTGTGGTATGGCATTGTTACTGCTTTATTCATTGGGAAGACTTCATTTGCCATAAAAAAAGTATCATTCCACTCGTCTAATTTTTTTCTAATATCTTCAACAGAAGCCCAATCTTTTAAAAATAAAAATAAATGAAGACCTCCTGATTTAGATTTTACAGGAACTAAAGGGAGATTATATTCTTGGATAATACCGACATATTTTTTTTGAGAATAATTTTTATAAGTGGTGGGATCGACATCGATACATCCCCACTTGGCTTTTTCATTGTTTTCGGGTCGCACCCCGACTCTAACTTTACCATCTAAATGTTCTTGCCATTTATCTGAAGTGAGAGGTTCGTGAATCGTGACATATTTAGCCTGATGCTTGCCACGTTCATCGACCTCACCCGTAAGTGAGGTCGTGATGAACTGATCAGGATCCCCTTCAAAAAGATCTGCTAATCGCTTTAGCATTTAGAACGGAACGGTTGCTTTTGTATCCTGACTTACATCTTGTGCTTGTGTGACACCAAAATCAACTTTACCAAAGATATCACTCTTCATAGAGCTTTGATAAAAACCTCTCGTAATTTCGAGAGTTTTTGCCATCTTAGTTGTGTCTAGGAAGTTGTCAAATTCCACAACCCAACCATACCAAACATTTTGAGAATTTGATTCTCTAGTTGTAGTTAAGCGATAGGTAGTTGCCCATGATGGTGGTCTAAAGAAACCTTTAGTACCTTTCGCTCTTCGAGTCTGCATCATCGAATTCCAGGTTTTAGATTTCTTCTTTTGAGTAGACTTCATAGCAATTACTGCTTGTTCTTGTGGTAGATAATCTTTGTCTAAAATAAAGACAAAATGATTACCTGTATCTTCCACATAATTACCATTTGGAAGTCTATCCTTGTTATCCTCACCTCTTTTGGTTTCAGACATAATGGAAGGATCCGTATGAATATTAATAGGTCTTCCAGGGCTATCTCTATCCCCTTTGTCTTTCCACTCATTAAAAGTGTTGATATATAAACAAGGAACAACAATGATCCCGTCTGTCCCTTTCCAGAGATTTCCGGTTACTTCATTGTATATATCTCCTTTTTCCGCATTAGCTATATATTTCCCATCGTTTTTATCTAGTACAGGTGAATTTGCGTACAAGATTTTAAGTATAGGAAGTTTAAGGTCTTTAGCACTAACGAACTCTAGACCTTCTCCAGATGCCTCTTCTAAATTAATAGCAGCTGGCAAATGTGCTTCTTTTTTTTGAATCTCTTTAGCCTGAGATGGTGCTTGTTGCCGTGTTTGCATGTTTACTCCTTCGTGGTTATTTTAGTTTTACTTGCAACATAGACGCCGAATAAATCAACTGGAACGTTTTTACCCTCTTGAATTTGTTCTTTTACAAACGCTTTCAAAGTCATTGGTTCCACCTTTTCGGCCTGTTTAACATTGTGGCCTTTATCTCTTAACTCCGCAACAAGAGATTTAGCTTCATTATCTTGTTTACGTTGAAAAGTAACCATAACATTATTCTTGATTAAGTCCCCATGTCCATTTTCACGAAGCCAACTAAAAGCTTCTTCCACTTTAGGAAGTGGAATTCTAGCTCCGTAAAAAGGTCTTATTTCTACGGAAGATCCATCTTTAAGTTTAATTAAAGATACACCCGCATTATGCATCAAGTTGGGAATGGTTTGCTCAGAAAGAATAGTTTCTTGTGATTTTAACGTTTTTAATTGTTCGTCAATATCTGCTATCTGTTTCTGAGTTTCCAATAACTTGTTGCAAGATTTTGCAATGTCCAGGGACACTGCTGTATCGACTTGTATGGTCGATTCTGCTTCTAAGTCCATAAGAACCTCCAAGGACCTGTATAAATTATATGTTTGACGAAGTAAAGAAAAAAATATAAAAAGTTTAAGAATACTTTAAAAGTATTGTAAGACGAATCATGTATCGATATAAAACAAAACCGTATCAGCACCAACGCGATGCCCTAAATATCGGGGCTCTCAGAAAAACATTCGCATATTTCATGGAAATGGGGACTGGTAAAACTAAAGTCATCATTGATAATGCAGCTTATTTATATCAACAAAAAGAAATAAAGGAAGTAATTGTTATTGCGCCTAATTCTGTTTATAGAAATTGGGTACAAGAGATTGTGGATCATTCTCCAGTCACCCCCTATATCTGGTGTTGGAAAGTTAATAAAGATAAAGAATTAATTAAAGCAGATAAATCAAAGGAACTAATATACATATTAATGAATGTAGAAGCCCTTTCCCATAAATCAGGACAACGCTGGCTACACCAAAGACTAAATCTAACGGGAAAGCTTTCTATGATGGTCATTGACGAAAGCACAACAATAAAATCACCAACAGCACTAAGAACAAAAGCGATTTGTAAATTAAGTACAGTGGTAAAATACCGAAGAATACTAACAGGC